ACTATCATCTATTGAAGCCGAAGCCGCATCTACATTTCCTATAATTACGTTATTAGAACCGGATTGAATACCGCTTCCCGCCGACTTACCTATTAAGATATTTTTAGCGCCTGTAACTTGTTGCCCCGCACTTCTCCCAATAGCAATATTCTCACCACCTGCGGCTGTGCCGTTTAAAGTTTGAGACCCTATACCGATATTATGATTGCCTGTTACCGCACCATTGTTTAGGCTGTAATAACCAACCGCGACATTGTGGTCTCCACTTGTTATAGCGCCACCTGCACTTTTACCAAGCGCAGAATTTCTATTACCCGTAGTTAGAGAATCTAATACGTCATCTCCTACACCTATGTTATCATTAGTTTCAACACTAGCCACACCCGAAGGCAAAGCCGCTATATAATCATAGACTACATCTCCTGTAACTAAACCTGTATTATTGTTAGCGACTGCACCTGTACCCGATAATGTTGCCGCAGTACCTAAACCTAAATTGGTTCGTGCTGTACCCACGTTAGTCAAATCTGAAAGATTGTTTGACTTAGTAAGTTTAGTCCCTATACTTGTTGTAATAGTAGATGAAAAAGATGCGTCGTCGCCTAATGCTGCTGCTAATTCGTTTAATGTGTTTAACGCAGCCGGCGCACTATCTACAATACCGGCTACCTGAGAATCAACATAAGCCTTTATTGATTGTTGGCTCGCTGCTGCCGTTGCACTATTGGATGAAAAGTTATCTTCATCGAGTAATGTCAATTGAGTGTTTGCCGTCATGTCATCTACTACGAAATTAATCCTACCGTTTGTATCATCATAAGTAACACCGATTCTTGTTTCTGTTCCAACAAGCATAGCCCCCACTATATCTTGTACTGATTCGGTTGTTATTTGTGTATCAGTAGTATATCCTTGACCTGTTACGAAAGTATGTATTTGGTCTGCGGTAGCCAAACCCGTACCACCATCAGCAATAGCAGCCGTGTTTAATACCGCAGCATTACCTAAACCTAAATTACTTCTAGCCGTACCCGCGTTAGTTAAATCAGATAAGTTACTAGACTTTACTAATTTTTCTCCTAATGCTGTCGTAGTCGTAGTAGCGTAATTAGCATCATCACCTAATGCTGCCGCCAATTCATTTAAAGTATTCAAAGCAGAAGGGGCGGAAGCGACTAATGCCGCTACTTCTGCATCAACGTATGTTTTTATTGATTGTTGAGAAGCCGCTTTGGTCGCGCTGTTACTAGCCATGTTATCTTCATCTAGTAAATCGGAAGATATAGAATAATTATTTGCTGATGCCGCTATACCATCTAATTTATTTTTAAGGGTAGTAGTAAAGTTTATTTGTGTTAAACCACCATCACCTACCGAATATTCAGTATTGTTTGGTACTACCCATGTAAAAGAGCCGTCTCCATCGGAACGTAAAAATTGTGAAGATGTGCCGTTACCACTAACATTTAATTTAGAGGCTGTAATTGCGTCATCTGCTATTCTTGCCGTAGCAAATGTTCCACTTGTAATTTTACTTGCCGCTAGGCTAGGAATATCGCTTGTGGATAAACCACCATCAAGTATATTTATTTCTTGCTTACTAGCAGTAATACCTAAATTGGTTAAAGCGTTAGTTTGTTGTGTACCGGATAACCCTTGTGAATCTGTATCTATTCTCAATCTGTTACCTAATGCTGATGCAGTAGTGGTAGCATAGTTAGCATCGTCTCCCAAAGCAGCCGCTAACTCATTAAGGGTGTTAAGGGAAGCGGGTGCAGTATCTACAATGCCCGCTACTTCCGCATCTACATAAGTTTTAATAGATTGTTGAGTAGCAAGATGTGTTGCTGAGTTAGAAACCATATTGTCTTCGTCTTTGACAGGTACGACAAAATCTAAATTACCGTCTGTATCATCATAAGATACAGTAATAAAAGTTTCAGTACCGTCAAGCATACCACCTACAAAATCTTCTACTTGTTCAGCAGTTACTACTGCCTGTGCAGCAATGTCCGCTTCCGCCTCATCGGTTATATGTTCAGTACCAATTCGGTTTTGTAATTTACGATTAATCGGCATATAATTCCTCTAAAGTGGTTAGTGATTCTTTATTCTTTCTTAGACTTCGGTACTACTTTTCTCAATTGACTTGAGCCACCGCCGCCCGATGTTGTAATAAAATCATCCATCTTTAGGTCATGTTTCTGCCTTAATGCTTCCATTTCTAATTCGTGCTTGATTCGTAATTCTTGCATTAGCCTTGTGTGTCCTTTGTGTGCTTCTGTTGCTGCCACATCAGACGCTAACTCATCCGGTAGAATTGCTATTTTAGCACTTTCTTTACCCTTAAACAAATCTAAAACACTCGTTATAATAAGTAAAGCCGGACCACCTAGCAACCCAATTACTGTCAATTGTGAATCGGAAATATCTCTTTGTTCTACAAGACTAAAGTATGATGCAGATGAGGCTATAACAACCCACGATAAAACTACGGCTATACCGAACATTAGCATGAGTGAATCGTTTGGTGAAGACTTACGCATATTTAAGACACTCCGTTAATGATATATCAATTATACTATGGTTTAACGTCCTTAGCACCATCTTGAGAGTTTTCTCTTGGCAATTCTCCGGTTTGTGGCGCAATAGGGTTTAAGTCTTTTCTTTCCTCTCCATCTTTACCTTTAGCCTTTGGTAAACTCATCATTTCTAATGTTTGATTTAATGTAGTTATTCCCGCATCGTATCCCATTACTGCCCTTTGTGTTACGTTAAGTGGTGTCTCACTATTCATAGCATCAAACTTAATTCTAGGTAAGTCTTTCTTTTGATGTGGTATATTTAGTAAGTTTAAGTGCATCGAGAATAAATCAGAACACGCTTGTTCTAATATTTTGTGCATACGTGATATGGCTTGTACCGCCCACATATTAGCATTATAAGTAGCGGCAAATGTTGAGCCTTTCTCTTGACCTGCCGCCACTCTAGGTACTTGTAGTACCGCAGCAATGTCTCCATTTATAGCATCTAAGAAATCACTACTGTTTGGTAATGAGTTTTCCAAATTAACGTGGTGTATCTGAACGTAGTGTGGTAATACCGGAGTTTGGTCGCCCCTTAACCCCTCAAACAAACTTATTACATCATTCATAATCGTGTTTAATCTATCGTATTGTTCGGCAGGGTCTTGTATATGCTCAATAGCACTTTGGTCTATTGTAATAAACTGTTTAGTCATAGAATCTTCAAGACTGATTCTATTATTCATTGCGTTATACTTCATGCGTATTGCTTGTTTCAATGCCGAGAATCGGGAAGCACCCCAAACGCCGTATGTACTTCTACCTTTGTTATCTACAAACCAATTGCTTCTGTAATCTACTCTAAAATGTAATATTTCTTTAGAGGAAATAGCCTTTTCATAGGTAGTAGCCTCTCTTAACATATATGTTACAGGTCTAATAATAGGGTTTTCCCTACTAGCCACGAAATAAGAACCTAATCCACCTCTTTCATCTACTATATTTACCTGTGCTACGGGTAAGTTTTGTAATTCTATAATACCGACACCCTGTTTACCTACTATCTTGTTAATATCATTACCATAGACCATTAGATTCTTCATAGCGTTAATCATAATATCATCAAAATCTAATGTTTCTTCTACTAACTCTCTAATGGCGTTTCTAATACGTCCGTTTTTTGCTTTTTCATAACTAATTTCAAAATTATTAGCAGTTAGGGATACTGCACGAACAGCACCGTTCAATTCGGGGTCTAATTTTAACATAAGGTCATACATATCAAACTCATTGTCATAATTACTATCCTTATTTAATTTTTCAGTATCTCTTACTATATCGGGAATGCCCGCTACTACTTTGAATGGTTTGTTTGTAGGTACTCTAGTTATTTGTGAAGTAACACCTTCGTCCGTACTACCCATCAATCTTTGCCAAAGAGATTTCTCCGCCATATTATGTGAACAGGTTAGGTATCTTATAATCATTGGTATTTATTTTTTTGCTTTTTTTTATTCTTTCAGAAGGAATTAAACGCTATACTGAGCCTTTTTTTTCTTTTTTTTTAATTTTTTCTATAATGGTTGAGAGTAGTTTAGAGACCAAACCCACTAAAACGTCATAGAAAGAATTGAAGAAATTAAAAAACCGTTGTACTGCGCTCTATTATTTCTTTCTGAAAGAATAAAAACCAACAAAACAAATTAAATACACATAATGATTATAAGGCGCAATCGTGAACACTTATACATGGCAGAACCAAAAGATACCAAATATCAGGGCGGGTACGACCTCATTGAAAAGATTGCTAAAGAAAGGTCATTCGCTAATAAAATGCAGTTTGCTAAATATCTACATGAGTTAGAACCTAGATGTTCAGTAGGTGGTTGGAGAACAAAAATATATCGCTACGCGCACAAAAATAATATTAGTTTCGATGAAATATTTAAAGCAGAAGATTATGATAGCGTAACTTTTAAGGATAAACAAAAAGTGTTGTATTATGACAAACATAGCGACAATTATCTATCTGTCGGTTCTGATAGTAAAACATTAGTATGTATAAGTGGAGATATACACCGAGCAATGAAAAAGGCTTATTCTGATGATGGCGGTTCTGCTACAATAGAACAAATGAGTAGACAATTTAAATTCCCAACGTCTTTTGTTAGTAATTACATTAAAAACTGTGGATGGACTCACGCTATGGATATATACACCGATGAAGTAATGGTAGAAAAGACTGTTGACGAATTGGTAGAAGAAACCGTAGAATCTAAAAGAAATAAAGTTATGGAAAAGGCCACAAAGAAATATTGGGCTAGTATAGAAAAGGATGCCGATAATTACAAACTAATACAAGAAACTTGGGCTTCCGAATTTAAATCTTTGGTAAGTGAAAAGATAGGTAAAGTAAAAACCTATAAAATAGAGAAAGCAAAGTCTCCTTACGCAGTAGTTATGTCCCCAACCGATTTACATTATGGTAAACATGGGTGGAAAGACGAAGTAGGTGAAGAGTATTCCCTAGACATAGCAAGAGAAAGATTACTTTCTTCTACTGCTGATTTGATTAGTAGATTGTCCGGTAGGCCGGAAAAAATTATTGTCGCTACGGGTTCTGATTGGTTTCATATAGATAACGAACAAGGTGGCACTACTGCCGGAACACCTCAAGATAGAGACGGTAGCCCCGCGCAAATATTGATGGAAGGGTGTAAATTGGCTAGAGAGCATATAGATATGTTAAGAAGTGTCAGCCCCGTCGAAGTAGTATTTATGCGTGGAAATCACGATAGACATACTGCTTTAGCATTAATGTTATACTTAGAAGCATCATATGAAAATTGTAAAGACGTTACTGTTGTATGTGACCCTAAATTAAGACAATATATTACATACGGTAATAACCTACTAGGGTTTACTCACGGTGATGGTGCTAAAGGAAATGATTTACCGGCTTTAATGGCTAACGAAGAAAGACAAGCGTGGGGAGAGTTAGAACACCACACTTGGTTTCACGGACATTTACATTTCCAAAAAATGACCGAGAAAAACGGTGCGTTAATTTTACAATTACCTAGTTTGGCAGGCCACGATAGATGGCACTACCAAAAAGGCTACACTATGAGTAAAGCAGGTATGTCAGCGCATATAGTAGATAAAAAACACGGTATAGTAGGTTATTTGTTTTCTCCGGTGGCTAAACATGATTAGGTGGGTTTCTGCTATTTGTGATTCATGCGGGTGGAAGGCTGATTCTATAATGTTAGATAAAGCAAAAGACGGTGTATGCCCTTATTGTAATATGAAAAAATTGAGGCCACTATAATGAAGTTTAATACAGATTTTGCTATGGCTAGGTCAAGAAACGACGTAGAATATTTTTACAAGTGGCTCGGTTATACATGGGGAGACCACATTGGTGAATGGATGGATATGTACGGTAACAGGGGTGATGTGCAGGTTCATAGAGTATGTGTTATCGCCCCAAGAGACCATAGTAAATCCACTACTTTAAGGGTTAAATTACTTCATAGTGCTTTATTTGAAAAATGGCGTAACAAAGCCTTTACTTGTTGGTTGTTTTCAGCGAGCAAAGACTTAGCGGTAAGAAGATTAGAAGAGATACGGGAAGATATGAAAAGACACCCTGAATTAAGTAAATATTTAGATACAAGGCGTGGTAACAAACTAGAATTACGCTTTACTAACGGTGCGTGGATACGTGCTACTTCCGTTGGTTCAGCAATTCGTGGAGAACACCCTGCTTGTATTGCTTTTGACGACGTACTAGACGATAGCGGAGACCAAAGTTATGAGAATATTAGACAATGGTTTAGAAAGAAGGTTACACCTATGCTTTCGCCCGGAACATCTATATACTGTGTAGGTACGCCTTTGTCAATGACAGACATATATCACACGGAAATGTTAGACAACGATACGTGGAAAAGTGGTACGTGGTCTGCCGTTCTCAATTGGGACGAATACAAAGCCGACCCCGAAAACGTAAAAGCGATAGAATTATGGCCGGAGTTTAGACCGATAGATTTCCTGTTAGAACAAAAACAGGC